AACACCAACGCGATTTATGCGGGTCAGCCCGTGCACTTCGCGGGGGGCGTTACGACGGCTATTGCAGCCACCCCAACGACTACGTTTTCGGCAACCAACACTCCCATCGGTGTTGCCTCTGGCTTCCGTTATGTAGACGGAACCACGGGGGCGTTGACGTTTTCAAACCATCTTGTCGCAAGTGCAATGACAGGGGCTGGTCATTCGGACGTTCAAGTTTACGTCTGGGACAACCCTCGCGCTATCTTCAAGGTACAGGCAGATGCTGCAATGGCTTCGACAGACGCAGGGAAGAACTCTGCTCTGACGAACATTACATCAGTCAACACGCTCGACTTGAGTAAGCAGAGCAAGATGACTGTTGATGCGGACGCTGCTACGACCGCAACTTTAGCTGTTCGCATTATTGGGCTCTATGAGTCGCCTAATAATGAGTGGACTGATACATACCCTGACGTTCTTGTGACGTGGAATCCAGGCGTGCATCAGTACGACATGAGCACGTTGGCATAGGGGGCTAGATAGATGGCTATTTCAAGAGCACAAATGCTGAAGGAGCTTCTGCCGGGCCTTAATGCTTTGTTTGGTTTGACCTACGCTGAGTATGCGGATGAAAGTTCGGAGATCTACGAGACAGAAAGCTCTGACCGTTCATTCGAGGAAGAAGTGAAGCTCGCTGGGTTTGGCCAAGCTCCGGTCAAGAGTGAAGGTTCAGCAATCACTTACGATACGGCGAGTGAGTCCTTCTCGGTTCGTTACAACATGGAAACGATTGCCATGGGGTTTGCGATTACCGAAGAGGCAATGGAAGACAATCTCTACGATTCTCTTTCGGCTCGTTACACCAAGGCCCTGGCGCGGGCAATGGCTTACACCAAGCAGGTGAAAGCTGCCTACCCGCTCAACCAAGGCCTGCCGACCACCGACAACTTTGATTCGGGCGATGGGGTGTCTTTGTTTAACACCGCGCACCCGACGGTTGCTGGCGGCACCAACCAGAACACCCCGACGACCCAGGTCGACTTGAACGAGACGGCGCTTGAAAACGCTGTTATCACGATAGCTGGCTGGGTTGACGAGCGTGGTCTGCTAATTGCGGCGAAGCCTCGCAAGCTTATTGTTCCTCCGGGCAATATGTTTGTTGCTACTCGGATCTTGGATTCCGAAGGCAAGACAGGTACTGCCGACAATGACATCAACGCCATTAACCACAACGGCACGATTCCAGGTGGGTATTCGGTGAACCACTTCCTCACGGATGCGGATTCTTGGTATATCCTCACGGACGTTCCTAATGGCATGAAACACTTTGACCGTGTGCCGCTCCAGACTTCCATGGACGGCGACTTCGACACGGGCAACGTGAGGTACAAGGCTCGGGAGCGCTATGCGTTTGGCGTATCCGATCCGCTTGGGATATTCGGTTGCGAGGGTGCAACCTAATTATTCCTCCTGGGTGGGGGGCTTCGGCCCCTCACTTCCCTCTGGGAACATCTAGCCCTAGCGACTGGCCCAGCAGACGCTTACGAGGACTCTAGGGCGAAACCTTTCGTAAGAAGGATATCTAAAATGGGTGCAACAACTTTTTCGGGCCCTGTTAAAGCGGGGACGATCACCAGCACAACCGGAACCACGCTTGGCACTGATATTAAAAACACAGGTCAAGTGGTAATGGCGCAGACATTCTCAACAGGAACTGCTCTGTCGAGCGGTGCCTCTACTGCGAACGCGACTGATGTCGTCATTCCAGCCAACTCCCAGATCATCGACATAGTTCTTGATAAGCCCACGGCAATGGGGAACGCCACTTGCGTTTTCAGCGTCGGGGACACAGTCGGTGGAAATAAAACTTTCATCAATGACTATTCGATTACCACAGGCTCCGGGGCTGGAAGAGCATACCCGACCACGGAAGCTGGTGGCGCATTGGCTTGGGCTGATGTGGGGACGGCTGATGTTAAGCTGACGTGGACAAGCACTGGTGCCACCAACGCAGGTGAAGTTAGAGTTACCGTTCTGTATCAGCAAAATATTAACCTGCAATAAGAGGAGGTTTGAATGACTACTTTAAGGTCATTTACCTACACCTATTCGGGTAGTGCTGAGAACCAGAGCAATCCTGCGGCAGATGTAGATGCGTGCGGCGATGCCGCTGCGTTGACAGATGACCAGTTCTATATGCTTCTGGACGGGGGCATGGCAACGGCTGGCGACGGCGACGGCATCTGCACATCACAAAGTGTGGCAGGGCAGCTTTCCATTAACGGCGCAAACTCCGAGGAAAAGAACGGCCTTCGGCGCGTGAACTATGGCAAAGCGGCACCCAGAAGGGTTTCGATAAGCTCGGGCAACAATAACTCAGCCTTAACATTTACTGTTAAAGGTAAAGATGGTAGCGGCATTCCTGTTACCGAAGAGTTGACTGGGCCCAACAATGCCAGCGTTTACACAACCAACCTGTTTTCGGTAGTGGACATGGTGTTCTCAAGCGGTACAACTAATGCGGTTACCGTAGGTGATAACCTTGGTTATGTTGATTTTGGCAGGCTTTGCCGAAAGATAAACATAACCTCGGACGGGAACTCTAGTGCTCTTACATATACAGTCACAGGGCTGGATGTGTATGGGGCCGTGCAGACAGAATCGATTGCAGGGCCTAACTCAGGCACCACGGCTGGGACCCAGTTCTTTAGCTTTGTGTCTTCGGTGAAGTCGTCAGCGTCGGACAGCAACAGTGTAAGCGCAGGAGTTATTGCGGGTATCCGTGTTATGATTAACAACCAGGATACGCGCCTTAAAAACTGGTACATGGTGCAGGGCGCTAATGCAGCCAAGGCAGAGATTACCATGGAAGATGGCGCAACATCTAGTGCGTCGGGAAGTTCCAAGATAATCTTTAACCCAGGCCAAGGCGACGGCGTGGTGAACTACCCCAACATAGGTGGGACGGGAATACGCTTTGCAGCAAGCATGAGTTTTGACATGCCTGTTGATGCGGATCTCCTAACATCTGCCACGTTCATGTACGATGGCTGACAGTAAGCTGGCTGCTGAACTTATGGCGCATGAGCGAGAATGTGCTGTTCGGTGGGAAGCAATAGAAAAACGCTTGGCTCGTCTTGAGTTGATGAGTTGGGCGTTCAACATTGCTATTGTTGGCGGGCTGTTCGCAATCGTGATGAAGGTTGTCTGATGTCTTCTACCCGTGATGCAAAGATCAAAAAGGTCATGGGAGAATACAAGCGTGGCACTCTCAAGAGTAGTTCGGGCAAAAAGGTTACGAATCGCAAGCAGGCTTTGGCAATAGCTAATAGCGAAGGAGATAGAGTTATGCCTCAAGGTAAGGGTACTTATGGAAGCAAGCGTGGACGCCCGCCGAAGAAGACCATGGCGAAGGGTGGTCCGGTCAAGAAGAAGCATGGTGGCCCGGTTAAGAAAAAGGCTGGTGGTCCTGTGAAGAAAAAGCAGGGGTTCAACGCACGCCTTGATGAGTCTCTTGGCTCCCGCAATCGGAAGACCAAAGGGAACCTTAAAGCCCGCCGCAAAGAGAGCGAGGGCATGGAAAAGAAAATGGGCCGCAAGAAGTTTGCTGCCGCAAAGACGATGGACAAGGGCTCTCGAAAGAGGAAATCCTAATGCCAACTCTTAAACCAAGCACGGCCTCGAAGAACAAGGTCAAGACCGAAGACGCATACGGGAGTATGCCTGTTCAGGTCGAAGGTACGGGCGGCGACATCGGCGAAGCCAAGCAGCGTCGAGTAGCGGCCTACGGCAACAACAAAGGCGGCGACGTAATCAGGCAGACCAAGGGCCTGTATACTTACGGCCCGATGGCATAGGAGCTTCTAATGGCAATGAAAAAATGTCCTGTCGACGGAATGGCTATGAAGGGCCATACCCGTGCTCCTAGCAAGAAGCAGGGCGGCGGATATCTCGGGGGTCTTTCCGAGAGTGGCCGTGGCACGATGGCTGGTGAGTTGGGGCCAAAGGGCTCAATGTCTGTGCGTGAAGCTGGCGAAACCATGCATGAGTTAAGCAAGCGGAAGCGCGGGTTTGAAGGTGGAGGCGCGGCCAGTTCTTACAACCGTCGCTATAACAACCAAAACAAGTAGGCTGTCATGGCGACTTCGGGAACGACCTCGTTCAATCTTGACATTAATGAGATATGCGAAGAGGCCTATGAGCGTGCAGGCTTAGAGTTGCGCAATGGGTTTGACTTGCGTACTGCAAGGCGTTCTCTCAACCTGATGATGTTGGACTGGTCGAACCGTGGCATTAACCTGTGGCAGATACAGCAGGGGACGGTTAACCTTACGGAGGGCACGCAATCTTACACGCTTGACTCTTCGGTGGTAGATCTTCTGGAGCATGTTATCCGCACCAATGGAGGAGATGCGCAGACCCAAAGTGATTTACAGATCACTCGCATCTCCAATTCCACCTATTCTACGATCCCCAATAAGCTGAATAAGGGACGGCCCGCTCAGATCTGGATTGATCGTCAGGCCAGCGCACCTGTTGTCTATGTGTGGCCAACGGCCAGTTCAAACTATGCGTATACGGGGGGAGAGAAAGGCCAGCTTGTGTACTGGTACATTAAAAGAATTGAGGACACAGGCACCAAAGCATCTAATGAAATGGACATAGCGCCTTTGTTTATACCGGCCCTTGTTGCTGGGCTGGCCTATTACATCGCTATGAAGAAGCCATCATCCACGGATCGTATCGGGATGCTAAAGCAAGTATACGAAGAAACCTTTGAGCGGTGTGCGGACGAGAACCGAGTAAAGGCGACATTGAATTTAATTCCCTTTACGCAAGGGTTTTATGGGCAATGAGTAAATACGCTAAGGGCAAGTACGCCTTTGGGTTCTGTGATCTTACGGGGTTCAGGTATCCCTTGCGGGATTTAAAGCCTGAAGTTGTTGAGGGGAAGCTGACTGGATCTCATGTAGGGTTTGATGTTTGGAGTCCAGACCAGCCACAGAACTGGCTTGGCACTGTAAGGATTAACGACCCACAGGCTCTCTATCAGCCCCGGCCCACTGGGGCTACTGCGGGTCGCGGGTTCTTCGCGTGGGACCCTGTGGGAGACGGCAACAGTGCGAAGGTGCTGGGCACACAAGGATTGAAGACTATGCAGATTAGTTCCGCTATCGGAACGGTCACAATAGTAACGAGCTAGAAATGACATACGCAGAACTAGTACAAGCTATCAAAGATTATACTGACAACCAAGAGACGACCTTTGTTGATCAGATTGATCAGTTTATTAAGAACGCTGAAGAGCGGATTCTTTATGATGTTCAGCTTCCTGTGTTCACCAAGAATCAGCAGGGCGTCCTTGCGTCTGACAACAAGTATCTGGCTCTGCCTAACGATTTTCTTGCGCCGTTCTCTTTATCGGTCATCACGGGGAACAACTATCATTTCCTGTTAAACAAAGATGTTAACTATTTGCAAGAGGCGTTCCCAGACACAACGGAGACTGGACGGCCAGAGTTCTATGCAATCTTTGATGATACCAACCTCTTGGTGGCTCCTGTTCCCGATGCGGCCTACACGGTTGAGTTCCACTATCTTTACCAGCCAGCGGGGATATCGGCGTCCAATGCGACGACATGGCTGAGTACCAACGCCAGTAATGCTCTGCTGTATGCTTCATTGATTGAGGCGTATGTATTTATGAAGGGGGAAGCAGATCTTATGACGTATTACCAAACGAGGTATCAAGAGTGCCTGCCGAGGGTAAAGAACCTGGGTGAGGGGCGTGACCGCAAAGACATCTACCGCTCAGGCCAGCTTAGGATTCCTGTCTCGTGAGCTTAGAGGGATCAGTTGGGAGTGGGGAGATCGGCCCGGTTACTGTTCATACTACCCAGAACAGGGGGCACTCTCCTGAAGAAATAGCAGAGATGTGTGTTAACAAGATTGTTCACATCTCTCAAGATGCGCCGCCGCATGTGCGCGAACAGGCCCTTGCCTTCCGCGAGAAGGTGAAAGCAGTGGTTGCAGAATATATGCACAGGGCCGTGCAAAGTGACCGTACAACCCTGTGGAACGTCCTAAAGAACGAAGGGTTCCACGACGAAGCTGAGATCATAAGGAGACTCTAATGGCAATCAACCAAGCAATGTGCGGTTCTTATAAGCAAGAGATTACCGCAGGAATCCACTACTGGGCGCAGCACACGCGAACTGGGTCAAGCGCTATTCCAGCGGACACGTTCTACATTGCAATGTTCACTGCTAGTCGAACAGATGCAAACGAGGACCTCACTGGCTATACGGCAACGAACGAAGTCAGCGGCACTAACTACACCGCTGGTGGGCAAGCGTTGACCAGTGTTACTCTTGGCTTATCGGACAACAGCAGTGCGGTGCCCACAGCGTTTCTCGACTTTGCGGATACGACATGGAGTTCTTCTACCATATCTAACGCACGGGTTGCTGTTATATATAACTATACCTTGGCTACCGCAGGAACTGGAGCCACGATAAACCACGCAGCAAAGCCATCTGTGTGCGTGTTAGACTTTGGTGGGAACAAGTCCTCCAGTTCTGGAGACTTCACCATTCAGTACCCGGCCAATGATGCGAACAACGCCATTATAAGATTGGCGTAAGCCATGTCCTCTGTAACTATTATCTTTGGCACTGGCTGGGGGAGGGCTGGCTGGAACCAAGGTGCGTGGAACGCAGGGGGTATAAGCTCTTTATCTATGGCGGGCGCTGTTAATAGCGTTACGGCGGTAGAGGGTACGGGTGTAGC